GAAAAAAATGATGATGAAATTAAAAAAAGCTACGGTAAAAGGTTTCACTCTGGTAGAAATGTAGGTTACTAAAATTCTTTATACTTTCCACTTAATAACAATTCTATCAGCTGTTACCTGAACCTTATTTATAATCCCTCTTACAAGTACCTTTTGGCTTTCATAGTCCATTGAAAACACCTTTTCAGCGTTTAGCAGCTCCCTCATGTCGGCTTTTCTTTTGTCTTTTCCAAGCGCAGGATCATTTTCTAGTTCAGTCTCAAGAGTAGCCCTCATGCTTATAAATTCAGCTGACTTGTCCTGTAATTCCTCAAGAGTAATGCGATCATCTATGTAGAGGTCGTTTAATCTACTGAGTTTCTTTGACAGCTCCTCTATTTGTTTCTTGTAGCTTTCACGGTCTAGGGTTTCGGCATTGTCGTCTGAAAATATTTTGTCCAGGTAACTAGCGTCATCTTGTAGCTTGCTGATTTCTGTCAGTACATAGTTTTCTATGTCATCTTTTTCGTAAAATCCTGAGTCACATTTTTCATTATTGTTGTATACAGTCACGCCCTTAGTTTTCCTAGGGTGTCTCTGATGGCATTCGTACCTGATGAACCTAGTGCCGTCTTTCCTCACCACTCCCATTAAAATTTTTAAAGGTGCGCCACAATATCCACATTGGGCAATACCTGATAGTATGTATTTTGCTTGGAATGGTCGTGGGTTGACATTCTCTGCTGCCGTCCTTTGTCTAATCTTCAGTTCTTCCTTGGTCTTGTTATAAACTTCCTCTGTAATTATCGGCTCATGATTACCTGGATAAATTTCTCCCTTGAATTGATTGAAACCACAATAGACAGGGTTAGCTAGTATAGCCCTGACAGACCGATAGCTCCAAGGCACATGTTTTGGGTATTGCTCATTTAGATCATCTCTCAGCTTAGTAATTGATCTCCCTCTCAGATAACTCTCAAATATAAACTTAATAGCTAGAGCCTGAGCTGGATTGATAGTGATGGTCCCAGTCTCTCTGTGGTAGTCGTATCCATACGACGTCCTAGCCCACATCATAGATTTTCCAGCTTTAGCCCGTCCTATTTTCCCAAGTTGCATGCGTTCCTTGATTTGCTCCCTTTCTAGCTGGGCAAAGACACTCAAGAGCCCAATCATAGCCTTACCGAAAGGGGTAGAGGTATCAAAATTCTCTTGTAAGCTCAGAAAGGCTATATTATTCTTTATGAAAATATCCTCAATCAAGTAAAGAGTATCTTTTTGACTACGACTAAGACGGTCCAGTTTATATACTAGAACCGTGTCAAATTTTCTTTTTTTAGCGTCTTTGATAAGTCCCTCTAGCGCTGGTCTGTCAGTATTTGCTCCTGAAAATCCCCCATCAGTGTATATCTTGTATACATTCCAGTCTTTAATATCGCAGTAGCTAGAGAGCTTGGCTTTTTGCTCATCGATAGAGTACCCCTCCTCAACTTGCGAGGTGGTAGACACCCTGACATAGATGGCCACTTTGTTTGTTGATTTCATTGCTTTTGTACCCCCTTTTTGATAAAATAGGGTATAGAAAAGAGGGCTTTTTTAATGCCTATCTTTCTATACATCTTGCCTCACGCTCAGACTCGCCAAAGTTTGAGAGCGTGGGGCTTTTTTGTTTGTTATATATTGTCATCTACTCTGTCTTGTAAGATGATCAATTTTTCTTTCAGGTCATTTACTCTTGCTAAATTACTATTCATTTCATTGATGTAGTAATTGATTTCATTGTGAATTTCTAAAGCGCTCGTTGGTGCATTTAGGGAGTTGAAATAATTAACTAATTCTTTGCAAAATTTAGCGTACTCACTGTGATACCTTATTTGCACTTGGCACATCATTAAATCAAATTTATTTTTGTCCCATGTTGGGAAATCAATATCAAGATTTGTAGGGTATTCTTTAGCTGAGTGTATCTCCCATAGTGATGAGTATTTGTCAGCAATAACCTTTCCTTCCTCAGTCAAAAGTGTTTTACCGTCATCATCATCATAAAGTAATGAGTTGTCTTTGAATTTTCTTGTTATTTTTTCAGCATTTAGATTGTAATCATGAAAAAAATATTTAGGGATTGATATAGTCGATTTTCTCCCACTCTTTGTTTTCCCCCACCAAACCAAGAGTAGTAACTCTCTAAGAGGATAACCCTCTGGAGTTATAAAGTTATCGTTGTATTTTGGAAAATCAAAGCCTCTTCCATACATCTCAAACATATTAGGTCTTGAGTTTAGTATTTTGAAATACTTAGGCCGATAGTAGTCAAATTCTTTAGGTGGAGCAACAGTAACGGAAATTTGTTGCGGTTCTTTCTGTTTTTTACTTCCAAATAAAAAATTAAATATTCCCATTTTAAAAACCTCTCTAATGATTAACTTATAACACTAACTACCTAAAGGCATAAAATTACCAACAATTTTTCCAATAATACGAGGATCCTCATCGTAAGGTGCAAACCTATCTTTATATTTTGGATTAAGAGAGACTAAACGCAATCCGTCAGGTTCACGATAAACCTTTTTAATATACGTTTGACCGTCCCAATCAACGGCATAGACCGCTCCGTCATAATCAAAACCAGTCTCTTTTATGAGGACAACCTCTCCGTTTTGAAACTTAGGTTCCATGGAGTCACCAAAAACCCAAGAGGCAAAATCATGATCTAAATCTTTATTATAAAAAACAGTATCATAGTTTCCATCGTTAAAATAAGAGTAACCATTACCAGCTGCCAATTTTTCAAAAACACGGTATTCAAAAAGCTTTTCCTCAATTGTGATTACTTTATTATTTTGCTCTTTCAATTGTTCGTTAGCGTAGTTAAGAACCTTTTGTTTTCTCGGAGTTGATAACTTGACAACCTTTTCAGTAATTTTATGAACCAACGGGGATGTTGGAATTTTTAGCTCTTTTACTTCCTGAGATTTATCCTCTATTAAGTCTGATTTATTAACTCCAAAATAGTCTGCAAGTAATTCGATCTTTCCTATCCGAGGATAAGTTATGCCTTTTAACCAGTCTCTTACAGTAGTGTACTTCAATCCGAGATCAGAACAGAGCTTATTTCTATCAATCCCTCTGCTACTCATCAAATTTTCCAAGTTCGCAGAGAAAATTTCTTTACTTTTATTATTGCTCATTTTTATCACTCCTTTATATAGTATATATTACGGCAAAAACGCAAAAAAGTAAAGAAAAAAATAAAAAAATACGAAAAAAACGCAAAAAACACTTGACATTGCGGTTTAACCGCATTATAATATAGTCATAGTTGAGTCAGTCAATTATAAAAAAACGATAGAAAGGACAGCAACATGCCAAAAATGACTCTTAAAACATTGCGAACGCTAAAGAACTGGCGACAAGTGGACGCGGCTAAGGCCCTTGATGTCTCTGCTGACACTTGGGGAAATTGGGAGCGAGGTAAAACAGAGCCTACCGTAACGCAGGCTTATCAAATCGCTACTGCTTTTGATGTGTCTATTGATGACATTATTTTTTTACACAATATTGCGGTTTAACCGCAAATGAAAGGAGTAAACATGAATGAACTCATCAACGTAACTCTGAATGATAACCATGAGCCAATAGTGTCAGGTAGACAACTACATGAGGCTTTAGATGTCAAAACAAAATATGCCGACTGGTTCAATCGAATGATTGACTATGGCTTTGCAGAAAATCAAGATTTTTTGCTTCTCAAAAATGAGCAGCAAACAGGGCGAGGTGGTCACAATAAAGTAGACCACATCATCAAGCTAGACATGGCCAAAGAAATTGCTATGATCCAGCGAACGGAGCGAGGCAAGCAAGTCCGACAATACTTTATACAAGTAGAGAAAGACTTTAATAGCCCTGAGAAAATCATGGCAAGAGCATTGCTCATGGCTGATCAGAAAGTCCACAAGCTGGAGGCTCAGATTGAGGCTGATCGTCCTAAAGTACTCTTTGCTGAGGCAGTCAGTGCTAGTCACACATCCATCCTAGTTGGAGAGCTTGCTAAACTACTCAAGCAGAATGGGGTAGACATGGGAGCTAATCGCTTATTTAATTGGCTCAGAGCTCATGGATATCTCATCAAGCGCAATGGGCGTGACTGGAACATGCCTACACAAAAGAGCGTAGAAATGGGACTCATCAGAGTCAAAGAAACTAGTATCACACACGCTGACGGCCACATCACAGTTAGCAAGACGCCACTTGTCACTGGTAAGGGCCAACAGTACTTTATCAACAAGTTTCTTAATCAGGAATACCTGACAGGATAGAAATAAAAAAGGCCCTCTGGAACGGCAATTCCATTGAGGGACTAAGCAAAATACTTTACGAGGTAATTATATCATGAAAACAGTAAAAAAGGAATGGGAGCCACGGATTGTAAACATCATGGCAGATGGCTCTCAAGTTGACGATCTGACAGGATATGTCATCCCTGCTGGTCATTCCTACTATGACATCATTCTAGGCATGAACAAGCGAGAGTTACAGAAAGGGGCTTAAATATGAGGTATGCAGTACATATTTAGAAACACTCATGGGAATTACACATCTTTGAATAATGCTTATGCTCAAGACAAACGTTTAAAGGCTACAACGATAGGTATCCTTACAGTAATCTTGATGAATAAGTCTGATTGGGTTGTGTATCCTGACGAGATTGCACGACGTCTAGGAATAAGCAGGCGCACGGTAGATGAGCACTTTAAGCTTTTAGAGAAAGCTGGTTATCTCAGAGTATACCGCTTAGGGTTAGGCAGAGGTAAAGGCGTCACAGTACACAGATTTTTTTCAGATATGCCTATCTCAGATGATTACTTTGAGTATCTAAAAACTAATCTTGAGAAAGAGTTATCCACAGATGACGAAGCTTAAAAAATACAGTTGGAAGAT